AGCAGTGATGCCATTCGACAACGAACCAGATGCAGATCTAATAGAGAATAATGTAGCTTATTACTTAAATAATAATTTAATGAAAGTAGAAAAGAGTTCTTTCTTTTCTGAAGACAAGTATACAATCACATACGAGGAAGTACCTATTTGAATTATAAACAACAGTTAGCAGTTGTGCAAGGTTTGTTTGTTCCACCAGATACAAACATCAGAATGGATTGTCCATTTTGTAATAATAAAAATACATTGCTTGTAGATACTACAGAAAATAAAATAAGTTGGTATTGTTTTCATGCATCTTGTAAAGCAAAAGGAAAAAAAGAAGGAGAAAAAAATATGAGTTATGTAGAAAAAGTTCTTCACGGTAATCAGGAATTACACATAGAAGATAAAGACTTTCCAATACCAGATAGTTTTCAATCAATATACTCTAATGAAAAAGCTATGCGTTGGCTATCAACAAATAATTGTTGGGAGGCTTGGTCGTGGGGTAGAGCAGATTTTAGATATGATGTAAAACAAAATAGAGTTGTATTCTTAATTAAAAATAGATACTCCCATAAAATAGTAGGTGCAGTGGGTAGAGCATTAAATAAAGATGATTATCCAAAGTGGTATATGTATGGTAATAAAGATGTACCATTTAAATGTGGTGAGTGTGAGGATTCTGTAATTGTAGAAGATTGTCCGTCAGCTTGTGCAGTATCTAATATATTAACTGGTATAGCTATTATGGGAACTAAATTAAAAGAAATACACAAGAGCCATTTACAACCATATAAAAAATTATATATATGTTTAGATAGAGATGCTACAACAAAAGCATATGATATGGCAAATTTAAGATCCTCTGGATATCCAAATGTAATAGTTAAACCACTAGAAGATGATCTTAAATACTATAACACAGAACAGATAAGGAAAATATTTTATGAATGATAGTATGAAAAAAGAAATATTAGCTAAATGGAATGAATGGAAGTATGATCTCTGGGAAGCTAATAAAAATAACTGGACTCAAAGAGATCAATCAATAGCAGAAACAATAGATCAAATTTTATTAAAGGAGTTAGATGATAGAAAAGCAAATGATTAGGCTTATGCTTAATAAAAAATTTTATACTCAACATAAAGGTATGCTATCACCTACTGTATTTGCAGGTGATATAAGTTCTTTGTATGAAACAATACAAAAAGCACACGAAAAATATGAAGAGGATATAAAAGTAGATGAGTTATATTCTTTGCATACTGCAATATTTAATCCTGCATTGACCCGTGCTGCAAAAGAAAAGTTTAGTGAGTTAGTAGAAGATATCAAAGAAGTACAAGAGCCAAGTAAAGAGATAGCAAAAGATATAATGCGTATCTTATCTGATAGAGATTTAGCACAAAGAATAGCAGTAGAGGCTACAGAAATATTTAATGGTAAAGATGCAAACTTTACAGAAATAACTGGTATGATAGAAAAACATAAACAAAATATCAGTGAAGAAAAAACTCCTGCAGTTACAAGTGATGTAGAACAAGTATTAGATTTGTTAGATGTAACTACAAAATGGAAGTTTAATATACCTGTGTTAAAAGAAAATGTAGGTGGTATTGGTGGTGGTAATTTAATGATAGCATTTGCTAGACCAGAAACAGGTAAGACTGCATTTTGGGTTAGTCTATGTGCAGGTCCAAATGGATTTGCAGAACAAGGTGCAAAGATACACGCATTTATAAATGAAGAGCCTGCAATAAGAACACAGATGAGGGCTATATCTTGTTACACTGGTATGACTAGAGATGAAATAATACAAGATAAAAAAATAGCACAAAGTTCTTGGAGTGAAATAAAAAATAACATATCGATGTTTGATACAGTTGATTGGTCAATGGAAGATATAGATGCACATTGTGAAAAACATAAACCAGATATCATAGTGATAGACCAGCTAGATAAAATAAATGTGACTGGCACATATGCAAGAACAGACGAAAAGTTAAGACAGATATATACAAGTGTGAGAGAGATAGCAAAAAGAAGAGATTGTGCAGTTATTGCAATATCTCAAGCATCTGCTGATGCACACAATAGAAACAGTATTTCATTTGACCAAATGGAAAACTCTAAAACTGGTAAAGCTGCTGAAGCTGATTTAATTATTGGTATAGGTAGAAACTCTAACAGTGATTTAGAAAATAAAATAAGAACATTGTGTATAAGTAAAAATAAAATAAATGGTTATCACGGTGAACCTGTGTGTACCATTAGAAGGAGCATAAGTAGATATGAAGTATGATATATTAAATCTTAGTAAAATATTTGAAGACTTTATTGATAAACATAAGGAGATAGATGAAATCGGTAGAGGTATGTGGTATGATGAAGAACCAGAAAGAGATCTAGATATTAGATATAATGAACAAAATTATGTATTAACAATAAGAAGGATGAAAGAATGATAACAACAGTAGACGTAGAAACATCGTGGCAAAAAACAGATACGGGTGGGTATGATCCATCACCTTTTCATCCAGATAATATATTAGTTAGTGTAGGTATCAATGATGAATACTATTTTACAAATCACAGTGAAAGAGTTGATGAGGGTTGCTATCATAAGATACAATCTATATTAGACAAAACAACTTTACTTATAGGTCACAATATTAAATTTGATTTAATGTGGTTATTAGAATCTGGATTTAAATATACAGGTAGAGTTTATGATACTATGTTAGGGGAGTATATACTTAATAGAGGTATAAGAAAAAGTTTAACACTTGAGATGTCTTGTCGTAGAAGAAAGATAGGATCTAAAGATAGTGCTATTAAAGAATGGACAGATAGGGGTATACCATTCCAAGATATACCAGTTGATGTAGTAGAAGAGTATGGCAGGATAGATGTTGCTATAACTAGAAAACTATTTGATTCACAGATGGATGATCTAAAAATGGCTAAAAATAAGGGTTTATTGATGACTCTGAAAATGATGAATGAGTTTTTAGTTGTGCTATCTGATATGGAAAGAAATGGAATTAATATTAATTTAGAAGAACTACATAGTGTAGAAAAAGAATATCGTGCAGAGTTTGCATACTTAAAACAAAAGATAGATAAGATAGTGTACAAACAAATGGGTGATACAAAAATAAATTTATCTAGTCCAGAACAATTATCTTGGTTAATATATTCTAAAAAACCAAAAGATAAAAAAGAGTGGGCTAAAATATTTAATGTAGGTATAGATAAAAGCACTGGCAAAAATAAAAGAAGACCACAATATTCAAGACAACAGTTTAGAAATTTAGTTTCAGATAATACAGAAGTTATACACAGAACTGTTGCACAACAATGCCATACATGCAAAGGCAAAGGTGTTATAAAGAAAGTAAAAAAAGATGGTAGCCCATATAAAAATTATACTAAATGTCCTGACTGTGATGGTGAGGGTTATTTATATACACCTATGGCAAAGGTTGCAGGATTTAGACAAGTGCCTAGAAGTGTATATGATATAGCAGAGTCTGGATTCAGAACAGATAGAATAACATTAAATAAAATAGCAGCAGAAGCAGAGGGTGAGTTTAAAGATTTTATTGATGCAATAGTTAGACACAATGCAGTTGATACATATTTAAATACTTTTGTAGAAGGATTAAAAAATTTTACAAACGAAAAAGGATTCTTACATCCTAAATTTATGCAAGCTATCACTGCAACTGGTAGACTATCTAGCCGTGATCCTAATTTTCAAAACCAACCAAGAGGTAAAACATTTCCTATTAGAAAAGTTGTTACATCTAGATTTAAAGATGGTATGATATTAGAAGTAGACTTTGCACAATTAGAATTTAGAACTGCAGTATTTCTTGCACAAGATAAACAAGGTATGGAAGATATAAAAAATAAAATAGATGTACACCAATACACTGCAGACATAATAGGTGTATCAAGACAAGATGCAAAGGCACATACATTTAAACCTTTGTATGGTGGTGTGACTGGTACAGAAGATGAAAAAAGATATTACACTAAATTTTTAGAAAAGTATAAAGACATAAAAGTTTGGCATGAACAATTACAAAGCGAAGCTATTAGATTTAAGAGAATTAAACTACCAACAGGTAGAGAGTATTCATTTCCGTATGCAGAAAGAACACCTTGGGGTGGATCTACATATGGTACACAAATAAAAAATTATCCTGTGCAAGGATTTGCTACAGCAGATATTGTGCCACTTGCTTGTATAAATATATATAAATTAATGAAAGAAAAAAATGTAAAAAGTTTACTGGTAAATACAGTTCACGATTCTATTGTTGCAGATGTTCACCCAGATGAAAAATATATTATGGGTAAAATATTTGAACAAGGAACAGCAGAGGTAATACCTGCTCTTAAAGAGTATTACAAAATAGATTTTAATGTTCCACTTGACACGGAGATTAAAATAGGTTATAACTGGTTAGATATGGAGGAAATAAAAATAGCATGACCAAAGAAATAGAAGCATTGGAAACAATGGACGAGTATTCTGATGAGCAGTATTCTGCTTTTCTAGAATACACTGCACTAAAAGATCAATGCCTTGTAGAACCAACTACATTGTATCTAGATAATGACCATGAGTTTTTTTCAGAGTGGAAATACTTTGCACAATCTGATGGTTTAGATGTTAAAGTTATTGATGGGGAGACTAGAATATGTTAGATTGGTTTTTTAATATATGCCTAGTGTGGATAGCAATAATATATATAGGTGATTTAATATTTTATTTAACTAGAAAATAATGCTTGACATTTTATTAAAAATGTGGTATAAGATAACAACTAAATGGAGGACAAATGTCTGATAATAACTTAGTAAATATAAAAGGAATGTCTGATGAGCAAATTATGCAAGCAATCGGACAAGATGATGGTTCTAATTTAGGTAATAATAT